GGTAAACGGTTTCCCTTGGGTGTTGCAATGCGAGTTAGCTGAGTGGTCTTTAGAACTAGACGGTGCGGCTGTTGATACCACTCAGGTTGGCGAGAAATTTGGCGAAAATATAAAAAGTATCATTACGGGTGGTGGGAAATTTGATTTCCAAATTGGAGAGGCAGGACATTCGTCCGCTAGCGGAGACAGGCCCGTAGACCCAAGCTACTTGCTTCAGCTTCTGCAATTAACGGAGCGAGGCGCGAAAGCTGAAGCGGAATTTTGGTTAATGCAGCGGAAGGTCAGCGATACGTGCAGTGTTTTGGCTAGAGGTGGGCTTTATTACGCTACAAATATTTTGATAACGAACATTGCGGTGAACGTCAGGGCTACGGATGTGATCGTTGGTTCGGCCAACTTCGCGACATCTGGCGAAATTGCATTAAAAGTGGGAGTATAATGACTAAAGTGGGACAAAGAGCATTCGGTTAAATGGCAATCGTTACACCGGGTCAGCCTGGAGCTATTGACAATATTGACATTAGTCAAAACACGTTCCGCACTCAGGCTGGCGAAGTCACCAGCGCGGTGTTGCGTCTTGCTGGCGGGGAAGTGGACTCAACGTCTACGACAACGCTTTACGTTAACCATGAGATTGGTTCTGACAAATTTGTCGCCGGTATCGCAGACAATACGGTAACTCCTCCTCTAAGCAATCAACAGCTTACTTGCGGCTACTCGGAGTCAGCACCATTCAAAACCCTCAATAGAGGGCTAATCGAGGCAGCTCGCTTGTCCGTTCAAAGCGGAGTTGGGAATGATTTGTATGACCGTGTTCTAATCAAAGTCGCTGCCAGCGAATACGTTGTTGACAACACTCCGAGCACGGGTCTAACTGTGAGCCAGTGGCCTAATGATTACGAGCCTACCGAAGAAGACCTAAGAGCTTTTAACTCTGAAGACATGGGAATTATTCTCCCAAGAGGAGTTTCAATTATTGGTGCTGACCTTCGTAAAAGTGTCATACGTCCCAGGTCCGTACCAAGTGCAGGCGGCAATCCAGTAACCGACAGAGGTAGTTTATTCAAAACCACTGGGGGTTCGTTCTTTTTTAATTTTACTTTTAAAGATTCTCTTACCTATCAATCTTCTCATCACCTGCTTCAAGCCTTTTCTTTCTGTTCCCAGTCTGATTTAACCGCTTATTACCAGAAAATCGCAACCGCTTTCAATCTTTCATCTTCTGACGTTGAAGTTATAAATCCAGGCGAAACACAAATCACCACCGAATACCCTGACAATCAGGTTTCAGCTGCGACAGATTCTGTTAAAGGCAGTTCTGGATATGTCTTTAATTGCAGCTTGCGCTCCGACTACGGCATGTGCGGCATGTATCTTGACGGAAGTGATGGTGTTTCAGGACTACGCTCAATGGTCGTAGCCCAGTTCACAATTGTTGCGCTTCAGCGTGACATGAATGCTTGGCAGATTTACACAGGAGGCTCTTGGCAGACTTGCAGTGGATACAACGAGTACATAAACGCAGATAGTAACGATGTAAGGTCGCGAATCTCTGGGAACTTTTCTCCTTCCACTGGATGCTATGAAGTGGATTATAGAAGTTTCGGCTTCAAGGTCACAAATAGCGCCTTAACGCAAGAGGTCAGCTGTTTTGTTATCGGCTCAAACGTGCATCACTGGACGGCTTCAGGTGGAGAATGCACTATTACCAATAGTAATAGTAATTTTGGCAACACAGCTTTACTTAGCAGTGGTTTTAGAGGTATTAGCACAACAGGTGGCGCGTTTGCCCAAGACAAAGGATTTCAAGCACTTCGTATCCGTAGACCTCTAAAAGTAAAAACAGATGGGAGCAACATCCGCAGAATCGGAATTGGTAACGTATCTAGCTTGGGATACGACAGTGCAACAGGCGCTATTAATTTACAAGTTGCTTTTGACCCAGAGACAGCTTTTGCTAACAACGGGTATAGCTTGAAAGAAGGAGACTATATTTGGATTGAAAATAGCAGTCGCTCCGAGGGGCCTGGGGCTTCAGCAAGCCAAGCAATTGATGTACGAGCTAAGTTGGCCTCTGTGCCTTTTGATTCGGCAAATCCTACTCAGATAATTGTTGTTGACGGAGGTATTGACGACCCTAGCGTAAACAACATCTCAACCATTTCAAACCAAACCTTAGAAGGCAACCGTGTCTACATCAGAAGGCTTTCTGACACTAGGAAGCCCGAAGAACGTGAATATTCATTGGTTGTTTCTGGTAGTGCAACAACTCGCAGACCCGTAGGAAATTACATTTTACGCTTAGGGAACCGTAGCACCCTCAACCAACAATTAGACCCCACAAACAATCCAAATGAAGTTTTTATTGTTTCAACCTCAAAAGACTCAGACAACTCTTTTGGCAGCGATGTTTATAAAATTGTTATTCGTCCTGGAGACAGCGCGTCTTCTTTCAATCCTTCTACTTTTTACAGAGTAGGGACTCCTGTATCAAGAAACAATAGAGTATTTCGGAGCAAGAGGAACAAAAGATTTAGCACGTTCTCCGCTGAAAATTTTGAAGCAAGCTTGCCAATGCTCCCTGACGAAAGAGGTGTTGAACTTTTAAGAACATCTTCAGGGCCTTTGTTGATTTTAGATAACGACCTGTCAAACAGTCCTACGAGCACTGACCTTGGAATAAATCAATCAACAAACAGCTTGATTCTTGATCAAGTAAGGAGTAGCACTGATTTTCAAGGCGTAAGTTCTTTGATGAGAGCAATTGGGTACACGGCTCAAGATGTTGGATTGCAAGAGAACGGAACACTTTCGGGGACTGTTCTTGAGCAACAAGACACAGAAGTATTAAGAGACTGGAATCCTGCTGATCCTCTCAGCCCTGTACCTTCTGGAAAAATCAACTCTAGGACAAACTGGCCACTAGAGTTTAACCGGCCAAGTATTATTAGAGCGTTTGCTCACGCCTATGAGTTTGTTGGATACGGCAATTACACAAAAGCGTTACCAAAGTATCAAGCAACACCGTTGTCTCAGCAAAATAAAATTGATTATTTTGCGGTAAACCTGCTGGGTGGTCGCTGCTACAACACTGGATTCAACGAAGATGGCCTTCTAGTTCAAGGCAACGTAATTACGGACCTTGGTACTAACCAAACTGTAAACAGTGAAATCGCTGGTTTGGGGGCTCTCGCCGGAGACCCTGATTTTCCGGCAACTCCTACTGATTTTGAAACTTTAAGCGTTACACAACTTTTACAGTCTTCTCAGCGTACAGAGTTGACTAACGAAGTACTGATTAACGGAACAGTTGAAGGTTCCGTCACATTTGCAGACGGCGTACTGCCTGAAGCGACAGAAACACAAAGAGGTATTGTCAAACTTGCAACTGACTCAGATGCTGCAGGAATTAGCAACCCGTCAAATGCAAACGATGTTGACGCATTAACAGCAAAAAATCTTGGCTCTGTACGTGGAGTGGCAGATGGTCTCTGCGATCTGGACTCGACCGCCAAAATTCCAGTGGCGAGGATACCCGACCTAGATGATGCTGGCCTGATTCAAAATGCTTCTACTGCGGCCAAAGGTATTGTTGAGCTTGCTACTGGTGCTGAAACGCTTGCGCTAAGTGATGCAACCAGAACTGTAACTCCATCGTCACTAAGCAGCGCAAGAGGTGTCGCTAACGGTTTTGCAAGCCTGGATGCAACAGGTCTTGTGCCAACGGCGCAAATCCCGCCAGTTAACCCAGAGGACGTAATTAAGCTAACGCCTGCAGTTTGGGTAAGCGGTCAAGACAACTTTGCAAATTCAACAAACTTTACTTTTGTGCAGAATGCAAACACGGTTGCGATTGATTTAGGAACACCGCTAAATCCTGTACCTGGGGCTTCTGGGTTTATTTTGGTTACTAGAGCGGCTGGAGTAAACAGGCCATTTACTTCAATCAATGGGAGCAATTGGTCTGGAGTAGTAAACACTTTTGTAAGCCCAATAACTAATTCAGAAGGATTGTCGGGGAACGTGTTGATTGGATATTATGTTGCAACTTCAACCAACATAGTTTTCACCGCCTCTATGGTTGCTTAATTATGGTCACTGCAGTACCCGCTTTTTTTGGCAGCAAGGCTCGCACTCGCAAGCCTGCTGCTGTAGATGTCACAGTCTTGTTTGACGAATCTGGTTCTAACGGTAATTTTATCAATGCGTTTAAGGACAAAGCAAACATATTGTCAATTGAGAGTGCCTTGGCGGCTGAAGGCGTGGGCACTGAAACCTTTTTAAATAGATATAGTATTGGAGGCTTTGGCAATGGTTTATTTGCAGACACTAGCCCGGACAAAGTTTTTATTGACAGCAGTGAAATCTCAGAAGCAAACTGGGGAGCTACTGATCCTGGTTCTGAGTTAGGTGCAAATTTTGAAGACGAAACAGGAGCTATTTACGCTATCGCAAGGCCAGGGGGTCCAAGAGGTTCTTTAGGTGCTTTCAGAAGCAAAGATGACAATATTGCTCGAATTGTTATTTCAGAATCAACAGAAGAGGCGTCAGGCAATTTAAGAAATGGTGAGCAATTGGACGCTTTGATGAGAGGCGGTGACTCTCAGATATTAGTTTTTATTGATGGTCCTGACCTGCGATTTAACCAAAGTAGAGATTTAGAGCCAAGTTGTAGTCAGCTCAATGCTCTTATAAGTGCCGGAACTGTCCCTAGCGGTTCTAGGGTTTACGGTTTCGTTTTTACAGGGCAAACTGAAGCTACAGTTATTTTTTCGCCCGCAACCGTCGCTTCCAGTACTCAATTAAGTGACTTAACAATTGTCAAAAACATTGACAAGACAACTCTTACTTGTGAAGGGTACTTTTCTGGAGTGAGTCAAGGCGCAAACAGTAATGGTGACAGCTCAACGAACGTCGGGCATTACGCGGAACTTACAGGCGGAGCTGTATTAGCACTAACGGCTTGCGGGGACAACTTCCCGTTGACGTTTGCCGTCCTAGGTAAAATACTAGGAGAGCTGTTGTTTGATGCTTCGTTGTAGCAGCTAGAATTAGCTCACTGGTCAATACCAGAATCTTCGCTCGATAGCAGATGGCCCTTGATATTGTTCACAAGAAGAGTGGTGTATCCCAAAGGCTTCCGGTCGCTAGCGATCTAGGGCTAGGCGAAATTGCCGTAAATTACAACGCTGACGGCCCATTTCTGACATGCAAAGATACTGCCGGGAATGTCCGAAAAATTAACAATATTTGGGTTAGCGCCACTGCGCCTACTGGGGCGAGCCCCGGCGACCCTTGGCTTGACACAAGCGTAACCCCGGCAAGGCTTTTTGTATATCAAGATTCTTCGACGCAATTCACTCCTGCAATAACAGTAAACACAGCAACTTCTAGCGCAAGTGGCACTGTTCAGCTTGCTAGCGCAACTGACATTACTAATGGATCACCTGGGCGTGTAGTAGATGCTTCTCAGCTGCAAGCTGAAATCGGCAGCTTTCTTGTTGGCGTTAACGCAACATCTCCTTTGGCGGTTGGCGGAAACTCAACCCAGCCAAACATTTCAATTACTCCTGGCACGGCAGGCCAAATACTTAGAACCAACGCACAGGGCAATGCGGTTGAATTTACAAGCGATTTAAGCGTTCCTGGAGACTTAGAAGTCATAGGCGATGTTTCCGTAGGCCCTGGAGCGCCTTCTTCTCCTAGCCTAACTATTCATTCAAACGGCGAGATTACTGCTGGAGCATACAACAATATTGACATAAGTCGTGGCGGCAATTCTGTTTTAAGCAACACAAGTGTAGGAGTACAAAACTTAGGCAGCAATACTACTGGGACTGGAAATTCTTCCTTCGGAAAGAAATCTCTTGAGAGCAATACCGAAGGAAGCGGTAACACATCTGTTGGGCTTAAATCTCTGCAAGCGAACACAACAGGGTTTCATAATACTTCGGTCGGGGAATCGGCTCTTATTGATTGCACAACAGGGTCTAGAAACGTAGCGGTCGGCAATAAAGCAGCAGGTGATCTTATCGGAGGAGAGAATAATACTGCATTGGGAGTTGGAGCTTTAAGGCTTTCGACAACAGGAGAATACAATGTCGCGTTAGGGCACGATTCTGCATACCACTTCAGCGGAAACAATAATACAGTCATTGGGGCCTATAGAGGCAATTCAAGCGAAACAGCGATAAGTGATACCGTAGTTATTTCAGCAGGCCGAGCAGAGAAACTTAGAATTAATTCAAATGGATCTCTAATTTTTGGTGGTTCGTTACCTGCCAACCCCAATATTCAGCTTGATGACAACGGAGATGGAGCCTTCGCTGGTTCGGTCACGATTGCAGGTGATTTGACTGTCAGTGGAACAACAACAACACTGGATACCCAGAATCTTCTGGTTGAAGATAAGAACATTGAGCTTGGCGTAGTGGCAAGCCCCACAAACACAACCGCAGACCTTGGAGGAATAACACTTAAAGGAGCCACAGATAAAACCTTTAGGTGGTTACAGAGTAGAGAAAATTGGAGATCATCTGAACATTTAGACCTTGCACTTAATAAGGAATATCGAATCGCCGAGACAAAGGTTCTAGACGCTACAAGCTTGGGTACAGGCATTGTCGGATCAAGCCTGACAAGTGTCGGCACGATTGCTATAGGTTCTTGGCAAGGAACTGAGGTCGGAGTTGCGTATGGGGGAACCGGACAGACGACTTATACAGATGGCGAGCTTCTTGTAGGCACCAGCAGTGGGTCATTAGCAAAAGCCACTCTCACTGGTGGCACAGGGCTTACAACTGTTAACGCTAGTGGATCCATTACGCTCAACTTAGACGACACGGCTGTAACGCCAGGAAGCTACACAAATGCAGCAATCACGGTAGACCAGCAAGGAAGGATTACGGCTGCTAGCAATGGAAGTGCAGGATCCTATCTAACTGCTTCAGATATTGGCGTAACTGTCGAAGCGTTTGACGCTGCAACAGTCAAGGAAGACGAAAATCAAACATTTACTAAAGCTCAACGTGGAAGTATCACAGCATTAGCCGATGCAGCCAATATAGCGGTCAATTTAAATGAAAATAATTTTTACAGCGTAACGCTCGGCGGAAACAGGACACTTGACAACCCGACAAACTTAGCCGCTGGGCAATCCGGTTGTATTTTTATTAGTCAGGATGGAGTGGGAGGCAGGACGCTCGCATTCGGGAGCAATTACGATTTTGCTGGAGGTATTACTCCAGCCCTTTCGGCTGCCCCTGGTGCTGTTGATGTTTTGAGTTACGTTGTCCGTCTGGCCGGAGTAAGCCCTTCAATTATTTGCACACTCGCAACCAATTTTTCTTGAGGTAGAACAATGATTCCAGGCGGCATCTCCCCATTACTTATCACATCAAGCACAAGCCAATGGCTAGTAGTTGACACTTGGGATGTCAATACACAAGGAGACTTGATGTCTTTCCCAAACTCACAGTCTGGGGACATGTTTCTCTTTGTGGCATCTTCAGATAACTCACAGCCAAATATTCAAAGCGGAAACGGCGTGAGTGTTATAGAAAGAAATCAAGTTAACACCGTAGGCTACGGCATTTTTGGAGTTCCTAATCCTGGGTCATTAACCTCTTTCCGTATGACAGATGTGCTTCAAGATTTCGATCAAGCCATAGCTTTCACGGTTAGAGCGGATAATAATTTCACAAATACAAATGGAGTCACGTATAAAGGAGATAGTCTTAGAGCTACAGGATCGGGGAATACTCCAAGCCATGACAATCTTTCCTCAAACTATTCCGCAAATTCATTAGCACTTCAGCTCGTCTTTTGGAATCGTGACAATGTAAATAAAAATAGATGGTTTCCTCCTTCAGGGGCGACTTTGATAGAGTCTTCAACAAGCGGGAGTAACACAGGGTCGTTAGCAGTTTCCTTTCAACCGATTGGAGCAGCAGGCAGCTATTCGTGGGGTGCATGGGGGCAACTAAACGTGTCAGATGACTGGGTAACTATACTGGTTGAGATCATTGAGCCATAAAACTATCGGTCAACATACTCTCGAAAACTGGAAGCGCGTTAAGCAAGCCTTAGAAGAGGCAGGGAAGACAGACTGCATGTTTTACAAACGTGCAGTTGCAATCTTGTCTGGTAGGCTAGACCCTTTAGACTTGAAATAACAAGGCTAGGATTCGTGATTGAAATTTACGCTGCGATCCTAGGCGCGTCCCTTGGTATAGCTGGGATGAGTGTCTCTGGGTTTACTAGGCGAACCAGCGAAAGCCGTGAAGCGGTTATTCGCCTCACCGCTGGTGTCGAGTCTATTGCGACAAAACTTGAAGACTTGCATCAGGACATGAAGGCGGAAAAAGTTCAGGCCAACGCTGATCGCCGTGAAATTTACGAACGCCTGAATGATCACGGGAACCGAATAACTGTTTTAGAAACCACCAAGGCTAGAATCGACTAAGAATCAACGGCATTCAAATGGGCATCGAAGAAGTTTTGGCACATCCAGCCTTTTGGATTGTGGTAGCAGCAGCTAGTGAGCTGATTGGAATGAGCAAGCTTAAGGACAACTCAGTGTTTCAACTCCTGTTCACTGTTCTGCGTTCTTTAAAGGGAAAAAAGGGCTGATCCCTGCTGATGGGAGGTGGTTGTTTAGATTCTCAACGCGATCACCGCTTGAGGGATTGAAGCGCGAAATTCAACGTCGTAAATTCGAGGCAACCCTAAAGCCTCGGATTGACGCTGAGGTTGAACGCTGGCATAAATCACAGCCGCCAGTCATGCCACCACCCCAGATCAACGACCTGCACATTAAATCACCTTGGAATGACGAACAGTAAAGCAATCACCCTGGAACAGTTGTTTCGCTATTACAAAGGCTTGCCGCATCAAGCCGCAAGCATCTCACTTCTAGAAGCAGACCTTGCGAATATTGGCTATGAAGCTGCTATGCGACGTGATCGGGAATGGTTCGCAACATGGAGCCAATCAGGCAAACAGTCTGATCACAAGCAAGCATTAGAACTTATTAAGAAGTTTGAAGGCTGGCACGCAGAAGCGTATAAATGCCCTGCCGGTTACTGGACGATTGGATGGGGAAATTTGTCGCATCTTGACGGGCGACCCGTAAGGGAAGGCGACTGGATCAGAAGAAAAGAAGGCGATGCTTTACTGGAAGGCACAGTAGACAAAATCGACGACAAGCTTTCTCAGACCGTTCCTTACTGGTCAGAAATGGCGGAGAATCAGCAGGCAGCATTGATCAGCTTCGCCTACAACCTTGGTTCTGGATTCTATGGCTCTGAAGGTTTTGAGACAATCAGCCAAAAGCTTCGTGATAAAGACTGGAAAACTGTTCCTGACGCGATGCTGCTCTATCGAAACCCTGGGAGCAGCTTTGAAGCCGGTCTGAAACGTCGGAGGCAAGCCGAGGGCAAACTCTGGAAAGGCGGAGATCAATCGCCGCCAGCTGAAACAGCAAAGCTCCGGCCTGGGTCTGCGTTTACCAGTCGGCTGACCCCCCACATCACGCTGGGCGAGTTTGCGCTGAATCTAGAAGAGCGACGGTTCAATGAGCAGCATCAGTTAGATACTGCTGCAACTCTGGCGGCATTTCTAGAGCGTGTCCGTGGCAGGTTTGGCGGAAAGCCGGTGGTCATTACGTCTGGCTACAGGCCACCAGCGATCAATCGATCAGTCGGCGGAGCTAGCGGTTCGGAGCACTTATACCCCGCGCCAGGCGTTGGCGCTGTGGATTTTTATGTACAGGGCGCTGACATTTACGCCGTACAAGAATGGTGTGACCAAAATTGGCCGCATAGTTTAGGATATGGAGCTAACAAAGGATTCGTCCATCTCGGTATGCGAGAAGCCGGTCCAAGAATACGCTGGGATTACTAGAAATGGTGCTTTCCGATCTCGAAATTATTTCGCTGTGCTCCGGCGGAGCAATGAAAGACTGGTCCGAAGATCTGATCAACCCGGCATCGCTTGATGTAAGGCTGGGCAGTGGATTGATGATTGAAGTCGCAGGGCAGAAAGACCTGCTCCATGTTGACATCTCCAGCCGAACAGAAAAGAACCCTTATCGATTGACGCCAGGTGAGTTTGTCCTGGCTGAAACGCATGAAACATTTAAAAAAATACCTGATCACATTTGCGCTCAGTTTGCCTTGAAATCAAGCAGGGCTAGAGAGGGATACGAGAATCTACTTGCTGGGTGGATCGATCCAGGCTTTTGCAACAGTAAATTAACCCTCGAATTAGTAAACGTAAGGCGTCATTACGACCTACCGCTATACCCTGGCCTGAAAATAGGCCAGATCATTTTCATGAGAATGAGCGAAGTCCCTATGAACAGTTACTCGAAGACGGGTCGCTATAACGGCGATTCGACGGTTCAAGGCAGTAAAGGTTAAGCTACCCTCTCGGCTAGCATTAGTAAGCCTGACAACGGCAGTAGTGGCAGCTGAGTTTAGGCAGTGTCGAAGAAGCAGTCTGTGCCGGGAGTACCTCAGCACAGACCTAATGAAGCATGAAAAAAATGGATGGGTATGCGATCCTCACATGTGCCCCCGGAGGGTGCCGGAAAGTAATAATTCTTATCAAGTCGAAAAACGCTATCTGACAACAGCGAGAATCATGTTTCTAACCTCGGCCAAAGAGGACCAAGACCCTGAAGAGTTTAGTGAAATATTTGCATCAAGACTAGAAGAGTTGACAGAAGAAATAGTAAGTTTTGACCTAGAAGTTGTGCCGTTAAATGGCGGTTTTATTGGTCATGAGATCATAGGGTCCGAGCTTGTACCTAAAAAAGCAAGCAAACACAGGTTCAGAAAGCAGATTTTAGACGAATGGGATAATTGCTGCGCCTACTGCGGCCAGCCCGGTGACACCTTGGATCACATCCTTGCTAGATCTAAAGGCGGCAGTATGAGCGTCACTAACAATCTCTTATGCTGCTGCAGGTTTTGCAACGGATCCAAGAGCGATAAACCTGTATGGGAATGGTTTAGGGCGCAGCCCTTTTGGAGCCAAGAACGGGAAGACCATATCAAATACTGGATGGAGCATGGAACTTTGGATCAGCCATAGAAGGCATCATGTGATACAAATAAGTCTTTGCACGACAGAAGTCATCTGAATACCTGCAAATAGCTCCCCCTCGGCTGCAAGATCGGTAGTAGACGCCTTGCGTGCTGTCATTTAAAACCTCAATATAAAAACCATTGCCAAAATCTATAGCCCAGCTGGGTACATCAGTCGTTGATCCAAAAAGCGGAGCATTGGCTGGCAAATCTTCCGCCACTTGATTTCCCCTCCGCAAAACCAAGGCTGCATTCTGATTGTACTAACTTCCAGTGCAGGCACTGCCAGCAATACGGTTTCGGATTAGCGACTGCACGCAAATCAGCATAAAGTTGCTCGCCCTGCAATATTGCGCTTTCGGCATCTGTTGCATTTAAAGCTATCTCAAAAGTGTCGTATTCAGTGGTAATGGTTGCAAGCCATTCTCCGCTTTTGTCGGAAATATTCAATTTGCCAGAGTGAGAGCGATGACTTGTCATTTGAGACGATTAAGAAATGAGGCTTTTAGCTCTTGCGCTGACGCACGTGCGTCTGACTCAGTTTGCTCTGGATTGCCCCAATAAACAACTTTCCCATCAAAATACCAGGGCTTGAAGTATGAATCTACTCCGTGTGCAATTAATTTTATGCCTATTTCTGAAGTGTTCATAGTGAGTGCTAGAGTTTTCGTTCAACTTGATTCCGAGGAGTCATCTTGTCCTGATGCGTATGGGGAGCGCATGAACCAAGCCATGCAGGCGCGAGAGCCGGTGGCATCCCCTCCTAATTCAGTCGTGATTTAAGATCAAGTCTTGCTCCAAAGCTTTCAGTTCCGTTGCGGCACATACTCTCATCTGGTCATGCTCGGACGATGAGTTGAAGCCATCCCAGAGCACGGCAAGATATTTACGTTGATGGCCGTCTTTTCTTGTCTTGGTCCTAAGTTCTGTTACCGTGCCAATCCTCGACGAATATCGACGCTGATTCTCTGGCTTAACAGCAATACCGAGATGAATACGAGGCTTTTCTGCAACTCGATCACCAACGGCGAACTTGAACGGTGTGCGGCGTGATTCTTTTGTCATGGCGCTAAACGAGCTTTGCCCCAGCGATTTTTTGTGTACCAGTCGTGAACTGGTGGGATCCACTCCGCGAAATGCGGAATCATCAACTGGCACATCTGATGAATTTCTATCTGCGCATCCGCCTTGCCCCGCAGGTCGAGGAAGTGCATAAGAGAGCGCAGGTTGAACGTTACGACAAAATGTTGCCGATAGTCGAACGGCAACACGCCCCTCGCGTGCTCCTCCGATATGCCAGCATCAAGAGCTTCCTTGTAACGACGGGCTGAATCCTCGCAGTGCTGCAGATCCTTGGCCCGTAGTCGCTCGTCGTATGTATATCGCTTGCCCTGCCTGTTGACGTAATCACCAACAGGCCGCAGGTAAAAAGCTTCCTCGACATCGACAACGCCCTCAGCTACAGCAGCGATTCGCTGGCCGGTATAGCGCATAGACTGAACGTCCCAGCTGGTGCCCACCCTGTGAGTCCGAGCTTGTTGGATTACCGAGTGAGGGAAATAGCCAACAGCAAATGTGATACTGGCGTGTTCCAGTGGGCCGTAATGGCCGCGACCTCCCAAAAGCAGGTGCTTTACGATTCGATCACCAGCGTCTGGCTCGCTCAGTGGTTCGTCATGGAAAACCCAGCCCTCAGAGTAATCCTGGTGCATTGCCTGCCAGCAAAGCGTGGCAGGATCCCTCGTCTGACTCAGAACGCCAACCTGAAAGCGCGGGTCAATTTGCATCGTTAAGCTCCTGTACTAATTTTTTCAGTTCTTCGTCGTCCATTGAATCTACAGCTGACAGAAATCCAGCCGTAACGGCTGTGACAAGACGTTGAGGACTGATTATTGCCAGCAGTGCAAACTGCAAGCGAGTGTAAAGACCAAATTTAATTTTCATTGGTCATGCATCTCCAGTACATGTTGAATGCCGCGAATGTAGCCATCCCAGTAACGGTGATCGCCTTGGCGGCGTTGAAGACTTTTTTCATAGTTGTTGTAGCCGTCAATCAAAAGACCTTTGACTGACTCAATACTGACTTCGAGTAGCTTTTCATTCATTGGATTCTGATCGAGCGATTGTTGAAGCCTCGTTTTGGATCTTTTTGAGTGCCGTAGGGCCAAGTTCTTCTAAAAGAATGCGAAGGAAATGATCTTGATACAGTTCGTCATAGCTTTTCGGAAGCGGTTTGTTCATCGCTTCAATCTTGGCTGCAAATTGCGTCGAGATTCGCAGCTTTTTTTTGGCTCTGTAACACCATTCAGTGTCGGGCGCATAGCCGTGCTTTTCTTCAAAGCTTGAAACCTCTGCCAAAGAGGCTGTGATCTCATTAATACAGTCAATAAGCTCATGGTAAAGCTTGCGAAGCTCATTGCAGCTCAGATGCGGCAACTCTGTAGAGAGAATTGACCTGTCAAGTGAATTACTGTTGTAAATTGCCATTTTAAAATAAGGGGCAGAAAAGCTGCCCCAGATAGAGGTTTAGAAAAAGTCGTCTACAACGTTCCCGTCAGTGGCCTTGGCCACAGACTGGGCGGCGTCGTTGACAGCGCCTTCAGCGTTTTTCTCGTATTTGTAGTGAGGCTTAAAGCTGAGGCTAAGGTAAGTTTTACCGCTTGATGACTGCCTTTTCCATCCGCTAATAGCAAGAGGGATCTCATTGCGCTCACCAATAGGCTTGCCTTGCATGATGTACTCAGCTAGCTGGTAAGCCACAGTGGCTGGAATGTTGACGACGCCTTCGTACTGGGGGTAAGCCTTCTGGGGGTCGAAACGATCTCCCATCCTTTCTTTAACTTCCTCAATCGGTTGATTGAACAAAGCGCCGTTTACTGAAAATGAATCGGTCATGATTTTGCTTTACAGATGATGTAGCAGCCTTGCTTGGCTGCTTCGGTTTGGACTGAGTATTTGTACTGATTGGATTCCTTGGTCATACGACCGGTAATCTGAGCGATGGTGCTTGCTTTGTAGCCTTCGTCAAGCTCTTCGCAGTAATAAAGGACGAAAAGACTGGTCTCAGGTGTTAAAGCTGCAATTTTCTCCCGCAATGGGGTGGTTTTACTGTGTCGGCTTGTGCGTGCTGGAATGTCAGCAGCACTGAGAACTTTAATAGAAGACATAAAGGTCTTGGCTTGCGAAAAACACTTTAACTCAAGCTTGCGATTTTAGCAATAAGCTGACTGCATTCTTCCTCTGAAAGGTCGTTGGACGCTCTGAGTTCAAGAATGCGCTGACGGATCGAATCAAGCTGTGACGGGTCAGCCTCCTCGATCTTTTTCATTGCAGGCTTGAACACACCTGTAGGGTGCAGCTTTTGCACAATCTTGCGGCGCTTGGGCGGTACCCAGGCACAGCTGATCTCGTCGTCAATCTCAGGGCTTCCATAGACGCGAATGCAAGGTTCGTCCTTGCGAAGCGGGTGAGGCATGACCTGATTGGTCGCGTAAAAAGTGACGCGCTTCCCAGGCCACAACGCCACATCGTTACCCAAAAGCTTGATCAATGGAATCGCATTGATTTTGGCCAAGGTCAGCTCAGAGTTGATCTCCTGAAACGACATGATCGTCTGAATCTTTGGCTTCTGATCATCAAAAGCAACCTCAGCCTTACGAACGCTTTTGACTGTCAAGGTCAGGCGGCCAGAAGCTGGGAACATGAATGCCTTTAGCCAAGGCTCGTTCATCAGATCACCGACAAATTCCATCAGACTCCCTCCAGCAGGTCAGCAACATCAGTGTCGTTGGCTGGATCGTCAACTTGATACCAGCGCGGAGCTTCCATCGTATTAATGCCCCAGGATGGCCACTCGTTAGTGCCACGACAAGCTTTGATGCCTTCAATTGCGTCATTACGACGCTGACGGCCAACTTCCAGCAGTTCGTCACTGATGACGTTCACCGAATAGTTGAACGGATAAGCCCATTCGTAAGCGAGCAGAACGATCTGCTTTGGGTAAGCACCGTGGCGGTCTCGGAAACCCTCAGCGTAGTGAGCGACTTGGATGTCATAGCCCAATGCAAATGACTGCCTCGCAAAATCGCGTGGGTTCGCACTTCGAGCTTTTTTGAGATCCACAAGCAAACCGTCTTCTGGTTGCTCCAGATCAGGTAGGTAGCGGCACTCGACATCGTTCTCTGCGTCGTGCCAGAAATGAGGCACCTGCCCTGAACCCTGCAGGAACTCAGAAGCGATTGGATCGTTTTTGAGCTTGCTGACTATTAGCTGTGCAATGTGGTGCCACTCCTCAGTGATCAGATCTGCGCACTTGGAGCGGGCAAGTTCTTGAGCCTCGGCCCAGATTTCTTTGCCTGCTTTTGTGCGACGGTCTGCTCTTGGGGCAACGACGTATTTACGGCTGAATTTTTCAGGCTCAGTAATCAAGCAGTCAACCAAGCTGCCCTGACGCATTGCATCAGACGGCACCATTGGCATACGGTCTAGATCTTCGTAGGCAGCCCAGTAATCAACTGCTGTGCCGCAAGCAAATTTCTTGAGCTTGCTGGCTGATAAGGCTGGGTGATCGTGGTAATTCATTGGTTTGGTAATTCAAGTTCCATTTCAATCCAGTAATGGCGCATTTCGCCATCACCAACCAGTAGCCGTGCATCTTCGATTAGATCTTCATCAGTGCCGCCGGGATAGCCGATCACGCACCAAGTGCCATCTTCAGCGGAAGCAGCTAAGGCTCGCACCTTGACTGCTACAGGCACAGCTTCGCTTGTCATTCAAAAACGCAACGATGTTTGCAAGACAAACAGTACCACTGTTTCGACTACTCGGCAATGGAGACGGAGAAGTCCAGTGCAGCGGCTTCATGTTCTGTCATCTTCTTCGCCCACATCTTTGGTACCAGATTATTCCAGGTGAAACCCGCGTCTTTGCAGTGCTGACGCTGCTCGTAGCCAAGATTACTGACGTAGATATGCCTTGGCAGCAGGGCATTCTCAATCAGCTGCTCAAGTTGCGGCTCCCGCTTCATCACCTCGGCCAGGTAGATGCAGTCGGTCAGAGCGCGGTGGGCTTGCCAGACCGGAACGCCATAGTCGACGCATAACGACACCACAGAGCTGCGGCCCCGCTTGCTGTTCAGTGGCCACTGAATATCGTCCATTGAGCAGATCCACTGCAATGCCATCGAAGGTAAGCAGCCGGAACCTCCAAACCATTGCCGATCAAAGGCCGAATTGTGAGCCACTGCATAATCCGCCTCCGCTACCATCGCCCAAAACGATGCGGCCATTGGGCTCGTTAGGTCAGGTGCCCGCATAGTCAGCTCAGGCTGAATGCGATTTACAAACTCGGCCTCGTTTGTCAACGACGGCAGTAAAAACGAAATCTGGCAAATTACTGATCGCAGCTCAACGTCAAACAGAACAGCTCCCAGTTCGATCACGGTGCTGTCGACTGGACTCAAGCCAGTTGTTTCCGTGTCGATGATCAAAAGTTTCATGCTCATGAGGATTCAATCTCCAGTGATAAATTTCAAGTAATCGTTTGTCTGATTCTGCAATCAGACGCTTGGCCTCAGCATTAGTCATCAACTATGCACAGGGAATACAAGGTCTTGGACCTGCCTTTGAGCTTCTTCAACGCCCCGTGATAGCTCATTGCATCAATAATTTCGACGTGCTCCCATCCGCTTTTTTCGCGAAAGGTTGCTTCAAATCGCCTCATCTTGGAAGCCTCTACCCTTCCAGGAGATTCTTCGATACCAGCATCACGCATCATTTTGCTCCAATCCATGCGCATCAAGTGTCGAAAACACTGCATCAATCATCTTCGAGCTTGCATGATAATGACCGCCACGACACTTGGCCAAATTGCGATCAATGACAAACTCAGAAGTGAAATACAAATAGTTGCACGATCTGCATTTGATTTGACGGGTAACAGTGCCGCGATGAGATTGCCGGGTCGAAAGAACCTTTTTAGTTCCCCTCCCGGAAGCGCCGCAATTTGGGCAGATCAAAAGCTGCGCTCCTGAAATTTGACAACTGATTCAGGAACCAATAGCCGGTAGCTCTGGCGGTTGCGATGGATCTTGGATGCCTTGTGAATCGCTTGCTCCTCAGACCGAGCTAATACCTCGACGTACTGCCGGTCCTGGCCTGGAGACTCACAGGCCACGCAGAAATAAAGCATCAGTTGTTCTCCTGTGTGGTGATGACGGGGGCTTCCTTGATCAGCTTCAGCAGCGTGTCTCTCTGTCTGCGACGAGAGGTGCAAAGGGACATAGCAATCCAGTCAGCGGCAAGTGCAGCTTTTTTAGCGGACCAGTCAGCGCCGCGTGCAGTATTTCCAGTGGCATGCGAGGCGGCGAATGCAGCACAGCTAGCAGCGCGGACAGCGGTGTATTCAGTGGCACTTTCAGCATCCCAGCGACAGCCGCGTGCTGCGAGATCAACAAACGAGTCAACGGCATATAGAGCATCAGACCTTCCCTCATGAGCAGACCATTCCTTACCCTCCGCCAGCAAGTCCATCCCTGCAATCACAGGGGCGACAACAGCCTGAGTTTTAGCGGAAACAAGAAGCAGTTCCCGTAACTCGACAGCGAGGAATTGCCATACGACTCGGCTCAGGTCTTTTCCGTCGCACCCAACAGCTTCGGGAGACGCAGCAAAGAAACTGGGCGCGTCGCCCGGAGGCAGCTCCTCGAAGATATTTTTTGCGATACAGCTAATTGCTAACGGGATACCGTACTCCCGCTCGATGACCTCATGATTGACTTTCCCACCGGTAAGACAACATATAAAGCCGCTTTTGTAATTACCTTGAAACACGCAATTGGCCTCAACGAGCAACTTGACTCCTCTTTGTAGATCCTTGAAATTTTTGGTAAGCATCAGTTGTTCTCCTCAGTTGACGGGCTCAAGGGCTCGCTCAAGTGTTATTTCTTTGGTCATTGTTGTAATCAATCCTCTGATTTCGATTCTTTTGCCTTGGCTTTTTGCTTTGCGATTCGCATAGCCTTGGCGTACTGGGCTTTTAAATATTGAATGAATGCGGGTGTCATAAAAGGTTAGAGGCTATAAGGCCAATACAAAAGCCAGAAAAAAGCGCAAGGGCAATTGTATCGTTTTCAAGTTTCTTTAGTAGTGCTTTCTTTCCTTTGATGGTCATGAGTCGCACTCCTATTATTTGTTTGTGAAGGTTTTCATTGCTCCACACTTTGTGCAGCGCAATGTAAACTTTTCGCAAGTTCCGCTACTGAAATCACCGCTATACTTGTACTCTGCCGCACGGATGATTCCCCAGTGGTGAAAGCATCCAGACCAAAGGAATCGAAGTAGTCTAATCATTAGTTGTACTCATGTGGGCGCATTGCTTTGGCATATTGCGCCTTTAGGTATTGAATGAAAGCGGGGGTCATGAAAGGCTTGCGACTGGGGTTAGTTTAACAGTATAGATTTCGCTTCGTCAACTGATCTGGCTACTCCTGCGATTCCGCCTGCGTTTCTGATGTGTTCAATAAATGCCTTTTGCTGTTCAGTGGCCCGCCCATTGGCAGTCTTGACCTCCACGGCTGCAAATACGGCGATTTCAGTACCCACCATGTCTGGGGTGATTTTTACTTTCCTGTAGCCAATCAGATCTGAACCGCCAGGGCTCCCCACGCCAAATTGCACATACCTGCCAGTCCTTGGATCCGGCAAGCTCCCGCTATTGTTTCTCCACAGCCTTACAGGGCCGCGACTGCACGCCAGTCTGATCTCTTGCTGGATTTTGCTTTCGCTCAAATCAGAAATGCCGCGATGCCATTATTTTCTTCGCCCATGGTACTGGGTATTTGTAACCTCGACTTTTGCCTAGCTCAATCAGCTGATCCAACGTTTTGGCTCTGCCCTGCTCCGCACGTTTAGCAATATGGGCTTTCTGTTTTTGCAATCTCTCCAATGCAGCCGCCTGTCTTGAATCAATCTCTCCTAGCTCACCATCAACCTCGGCTGGGCCGCCACGATTCGGGGCCGGATAACGATACCCGCATTCAGGGCAAACCGGCGCTGGAACATGAGCACAGAAACAAGCAGGACACTGCCTGACGGGAGGTGCCTGTTCACCGCGCCTCTTCCGTCCCTCCAGGCTCCATTGCCGTTCCATGTCCGGGGGACCGTGCTCGAAAATCGAACCGGCATGATCTAAAACCGTCAGATGCTGCTTGCCACTGTCCGGCGACGTTCGCAGCCCACGACCTATTGCTTGCAAGTAGAAAGTCAAACTCTTAGTTGGCCTTAGCAAAATAATGCACTCGATCTGGGGTACATCAACACCAGCCACCCACAGCTGGGCATTGCATACAACCTGCAAACTGCCGTCCCTAAGACCAGTCAAGGCCGCGACTCTCTCTGATCGTTTGCTCTTGCCTGAAATTGCCACTGCCTTGTAACCCTGAGCCTGGAACTCAGCAGCAACATGGTCGGCATGGCTAATCGACGTGCAAAATGCCACCGCTCTTTTGCCATTGCAATGCTTCTGGTAATGCTTAATGACATCACCCGTGATGGTCGAACGGTCCATCTCACCATCTATGTCCGACTGCCTGTAGTCACCGGCTTGCATCCTTAGCCCGGTCAGGTCTGGTCGATGCGGCGCAAAGTATTTGATCGGGGCCAATAGCCCCTCTTGGATTAATGCGTTAGTGCTGCATGTTGGCACGATCTCATCAAAAATTTCACCCAATCCCTTACCGTCCAGCCTGCATGGAGTGCCGGTCAGCCCCAGCAGCGGTGGGTTGCCAATCTTGCCCATCACCTTGAGGTAAGTCGTCGCCACGGCTAAATGGCACTCATCCACAATCACAAGGTCAGGTGGCGGGAACCCATCACGCCTCGCAGCAGTTTGAACGCTCACGACCTGAACCCGGCGGTGATACTCCATTGGCTTGCCAGCAGCAATCTCGCCAAAAGGAATCTTCACCGAACGCAGCCGGTTGGCCGTGTCATCCAAAATCTCCCTCAGATGAGCAAGAAACCAAACAGTCTTGCCCTTCTCAAGGGCGCTGCGGATTATCTCAGCACTGGTATGGGTCTTGCCAAACCCAGTGGCAGCACACAGAATCGGTGACCGATACCCAGACCGGTACGCAACCCTGATGTCATTAATCGCCTGGACTTGGCGGGGGCGGAGGGAGGTCACTGGTTGTAAAACTCACCGTGATGTTCTTTGCAGAATCGTTGATAAGCTTCTGATGCTTCTTCTGCAGTGCGAAAAGATCCGAGATAAAATGGAGTCCCATTAATCTTAGCCGTAGCAAAGTAAGGTTTATTGCGATGAGAATGCGTTTTATTTTTAAACACACCCTTATAGCCAGTAGTGTTACTTTTAGACACTCCTCGATTGTATTGATTCTGAGCATTAGTCGCAACACGCAAGTTGCAGATTCTATTGTCTAAACCGTTATGGTTTTTGTGATCAATGTTCTTTTCGCCAGGGTCTTCTTTGTAGTAAAGAAGCCAAGCAATTCTGTGCGCTGGGTGTCTAGCCTTGTTCACAGCTATTCGTCGATAAAAAGTTTTATGGTCTTTCTCTATTGACCCAGCTTCTGCCCCTGCTATTACATTTCTGCAAGGTTTAATTTTCCAATAGATCTTTCCAGTCTCGGGTTCGTAGCGGAAAAACTTGTCAACCTCCTCGAACGGAGGCAGTGGACGAGATTTAGTCATACTTCCTCTTGTTGGGCTTTTCTCAAAACTTCCATAATCCAGCGCCATCTAGATTTAGAGTAAAAAGGTTTGGATTTGAACCATTCAAAAGCGTCCAAGACCAACTTGTCGGTGTTACATGCTTGACAAGCAGGTACAATGTTGCCCAGGTTGTGCTGACCTCCTTTACTAATAGGGACTACGTGTTCAACCTGTAAATTACCAATTACTCCGCAATATGCGCAACGATTATTAAACGCTTCCCAGTGACTCAAAAGCTGGGAGTCGCTTAAGAGTGAAGGTGTTCCGCCACGTTGAGCAACCTTGCGTCCTTTTGACTTAGCACGGTGGTACAACCGATAACCAGGTTCAGTCATATATCTAAAGTGATAACGTGCGAGATTCCGCGAACGCGCATAAGATTCACGTTCATCGGGATGATCGCGCCAATATTCTTGTTGTTGTTCAAGAACAAGCATTGCTACAGACGGAATGCGGCCTGCTGACGCAATTGAACGACGCATGGCAGTAAAACCTTTGTCGAAGTAAGCGCGGTAAGGAAGCCCGTACTTAGATCGTGATGGTCTGCCGTGTATTGCTTTGTATTTTGCTTGATATGTATTTAGTTTTTCCCTGAGCTCTGGGTCTTCTCTTTTTTTTCTCTGCCTTTCCACGGCGTCAATACGACTGCAAATGCAGCATTGGCTGTTTTTGACCCAGCGAAGAGTCATGCCATCGGTGTGGACGTGGTTGCGCTTGCAAATCTTGCCAAGATAAAAGACCCCAGAGTCAAAGGGATGACCAACCTCAGGCAGTATGTACTTTTTAGACATAAAGCAGTAAAACTTGAATTACTTTTTACTTCCCGCAATCGTATCCCATTCGGACCTAAAACGCAACCCTCCTTCGATCTGTGTGTGCACGCTGTAGCGAATAACAGCGCATAGTTGCGCTACTCTCTAAACCTGCTCTAATAGCAACGCCACTGTGGCGATTTATGAAATCCCTTATCGACTGGTCAATCACAGAAGACTTCCTTGAGGCCATCGGTCGCAGTACCGGCCCCATAGTTTTCGCTGTTTATCCCTCGGATCCGTCACGGCCTTGTATCCATATCAAGGCCGACGCTGAGGATATACCGCGCAACAAAATCGAGCGGATCCTTGCCCGAAATTCAGGCAGCAGCCTTGGCTTCGTCGTCAATCCACCCTCAGACCAGCCTGCCGTATGGGGCACCAAGCCGGAGCACATTAACCGCGCTGGTGAGATCAAAGCCTGGGGTGCATCCAACGCACACATTGCTCACGCAATCGCCTGCTTTGCAGAGTGCGACGGCAATCTCGACCGCGAAGCTCAAGCAGCATTGCCTGCAATGGCGGGACTCCCAGAGCCAACGGTCTCAGTCTGGACTGGTGGCAAATCCTTGCACCACTACTGGCTTTTCACCCCAGGCCAAGAGCCTGACATCCAAGATTTCTCCGACCTGCAACGCAGAATCGCAACCGCAATCGAGATCGTTGCGCCTGATTCCAAACCAGACAAAGCGATTTCCAACGGCAGCCGTGTCATGCGGCTACCGGGCGGGATCCATCCCAGTACTGGCGAACGCACAGTTATAGCTTCCACCACCACCGAGACATTCACCACAGACGAGATCGGTGCTGCTGCTCCAACGATTTTTCAACGTGGCACCCGCCCAGCAGAACCGTCTCATCACTGGTTTTCTAAACTCCCACCCGCAGAGCAGCGATCACTGGCTGTTGAAATCCTCCGTGATTTCATCCCCCTTCGCACTGAAGCAGGCCAAGGCACATACCCCACCTGCTTCGCCTGCCTTGCGGCCCTAACCCACCATTTCGGACAGTCACTTGCACAGGACATCGTTCTGGAAGCTGATTGGCAATCCCCCGGCACATGGGAGCCAGCCAAGAAGATCCTTTCAATCGGTGATGCACCAATCAGGGCGTCAATCAGCAGACTAATCAACACTGCAATAGCAAACGGCTGGGAATTACCCCAAAATGTTGATACCGAAGAGCCTAACGAAGCGCCAGAAGAACATCATGCAGTAATACCTTTTCAGTTCCTTGGTTATGAACATGGCAAGCATTACTACATGCCTAGAGCAAGCTCACAAGCAATTGAACTGACAATATCTTCACACACTAAACTGCACCTAATTTCACTAACTAGTTCCTTAGAGTTCTGGCAGCGCAACTTCACAGTCAATGACAAACTTGACTGGGATCTTGCTACAGAATGGTTGATGCAAGAATCACACAAGAAAGGTGTTTTTGATCCTGATCGTATTAGAGGCCGTGGTGCTTGGGTAGATGCTAATCGCGTTATCTTTCACCTTGGCATGAGAATGATCATTGATAATCGTGAACAAAAAGTATCAGACGGAATATCGAGCTACTACTTCTATGAACACGCCAAACCCCTTGATGGGCCTAGTGAAGTCCCGTTGGATGACGATGTTTCGGTTCAGCTTTTTAACCTTGCAAAATCTTTCTCCTGGGAGTCGCCTTCCTATGCGTTCCTGCTTGCTGGGTGGGTTGCTCTTGCTCCTATCTGTGGCGCACTTGAGTGGCGCTCACATATCTGGGTCACCGGAGGCAAGGGCACGGGTAAGACAACAATCCTCAGCCGTTTCCTTAAGCCTTTGCTAGGCGGCATTTATCAATCAGCTACAGGTGGAACCACTGAACCCGGCCTTCGTGCTGCGCTTCGCTCTGACGCAATTCCTGTACTGTTTGATGAATTTGAGCAGAACGACTCCCGCGAAAAACAAAATCGCGACAACGTTCTGGCAATGGCAAGGATCGCATCATCGGAAGGCGGCAAAATCATCAAGGGCAGTGCTGGTGGCGGTGCAGCTAATCAGTATGAAATTCGCAGCATGTTCTGCGTTTCATCAATCAATGCTTCCCTAGTGCAAGGCGCTGATCGTGATCGATTCTGTGTCCTTACCTTGCAGAAGGGCGAGGGGGACTGGCTCCCGCTTGAGGCACAGATCGCCAAGCTCTGTACTCCCGAAACAGGTCGCAGCCTGGTGGCACGAACACTGGCACGGGTGCCGACTATTAGGGCCAATGCGCGGAAGTTTGCAGCTGCTCTAGCTGTGGAGCACGGCCAGCGTTTTGGTGATCAACATGGCACCCTCTTGGCAGGTGCATTCAGCCTGCTCCCAGACAGTGATCGTGAGCTGTCTGATACCGAGGCCGCTGATTTCTGTGGCGGCATCGACTGGACATCACAGCGCCGCGATGAACGTGATGCTGATGAAGATCAATGTCTTGCGCGGATTCTTGAGTCAATGATCACTGTGGAGGGCGGCAGAAGGTTCACAATCATGAATCTTGTCGAGAGTCTTTGCGGTCCCAAAATGGGAACTATCGAAGGTTCGGATGAAACTTGCGAAAAAGTGTTAGGCAGATATGGAATCAGGCTTATGTCCGGCTCGATGATGATTGCAAACTCAAATACGAATTTAGAACGACTTTTGGATGAAACGGCATGGTCTGGAGGGGCTCATAAGCAAGCACTGAAGCGGGTTTTCGGAGCTTCCGGCTCCCCAGGAATGGTGAGATTCTGCGGAAGTAAGTCATCTAGGGCTACAGTGATTCCACTGACGGCAATTATCGACACGGATTAGCCCAAACCCCAGTCATACCAACCTGTATCACTTTAGCGATACACCGATACACGACCGATACGCCGACATCCACTGCGGCGCAAGGGTTGTATCGATGTATCGCTTTTTTGTGCCCACGAGTAAGTATGTGTGTGTAAGTAAGAGAGAGTAATATATATAATATATATTTATTGATACATTTATTATTATTGATACATCCCAGTCATACCAAGGGGTCTGCCCGTATCACCCCCCGATACGTTTGTATACGTTCACTGCGGCGCAAGGGATCTCGGCGATACGGTGCCTAAAAACAGCCCTCCAGCTAGCCTTATCTCATGCCAATCACCTTCGACGCTGAGGAAATAACCGGCAAGCTGGATGCCATCAGGCTCACCCAGTTGCCATTCGCTGCATCGAGAGCAGCTAACCAACTCGGCTGGGAGCTAAAGAACTCGGCATGGCCTGCTTTTGCCAGGAGAGCCTTCACCGCCTCAGGACCACCAGTCCCATTCACGACTGGCGGGAGTGGGGTTACTGGCGGCTTGCTCTACAAGCACAATCGCGGAGACGCCAGGGTAGAGATAAGCCTTGATCGCCCTGCACCTAAAGGGCAAGACCCTGCTCGCTACCTAGCACCTACGGAATCAGGTGGCTCGATTTACATCACTCGCTTTTCGCGAGCTTTGGGCAACCAAGGCTACATGCCGTCAAATTTCAAATACGCAGCGCCTTTGAAAGGCAGCAACGGTTTTGCTGGGCAGATGAACGGCAAGGTCATCAAGCCTGGGTACTACCAATCAATTCTTGCTGGGCTGGCTAGAGGTTTGACTCCAACAAAAACAGCATCAGGTAATCGGTCTAGGGCTAAGTTCACCGGCTACAGGTTTTTCTCCGTACCAGAAGCTCGCGGCAGCCTTAAGCCTGGTATTTACAGGGCAAAAGGCCGTGGCGAGCTGCAGCAGCTATTCAGCTACCTCGATCAGACGCCTTCGGTTCCCTCTTTATGGAGCTTTGAGGAGTTTGCAGAACGCGAATCGTTACCCATACTGGAGCGCATACTCCCCCAGTTCATTGAGGAAGCCTTGAAGTGATCGAGCCGTGCCAGCAGAGCGAGTTTTTTATGGAGCGGCTCAGGAGGCAGTCACAGGGGATGAGCCGCGAAGAGTTGCTGGTCGTGGTCGATACGTTGAGCCGGTTGTACTGCACCACAAAGGCTGGAGCTAACTGGTTAGCCAAAGAAGCCGCCAAGAATTTGTCAGCAGGTTGTTGACACGCTGCGCTTAAGAGCTATATTGCCGTTGCAAACAAAAATGCGTTTTAGATGCCTTCAATTGCTACTCTCAGACAACAGGTCAAGCAAGCAGATGACGCTTTCAGGCGCGGGAACGCGCTGATGAGCGACCAGGACTTTGACAAACTTGTTGCGGATCTCAAAGCGGTTGCGCCGTTCGCTCCTGAGGTAATGCTCCCCGGAGGCGGGTCTCATCTTTTGAGCCTAAACAATGGCGACAGAGAGGAGCTAGACCACTGGCTCTCCACGTGCGGCGCTCAGGAGCCCCTGTGCGTTTCCGAAAAGGTTGACGGGTGTGCAATTGCCATTCGCTACGTTTTAGGCCGCTTAGAGGCCGCCTGGACGCGATCCGGTGCTGACGCTACTGCTTTGGTTGCTCGTGTTGCTCCAAAAAAACTTTCGCAGCCTCTCTCTATTGAAGTTCGCGGCGAGTTGTACGACTCGGTGACTGGCAAGCAAAGCGTTCCTGCTCAAGCCTTGCGTAAGGCAAATCACACTGGCGACGGACTAGGTTTTATCGCTTACACGCTTGTGGATGCTGATGGGGATGAGTTCTTGACGCTTGAGCGTTTAGCTGCTCTTGGACTCGACACCGTGTCAGCCGTTTGCTGCACTACCGTCGCTGACGTGATCGTTTGTCATCGCCAGTGGAAAGCTGGTTGTTTTGGTCGGTCAGAGCTGCCCACAGATGGCATCGTGATCAGGATTGCTGACCACGCAGCGCAGCAAGCTCTGGGCTGTAACAGCAAGGCTCCCAATTATGCTTTCGCTATGAAGTGATGAGCTTGGCTATGCACTGGTACACCCGGTTTTGGGAGCGATTCGCAATCGGGATCCTTGTTAGATCCAGCAACATCTCGATGCTTGCCTTCAAGGACAAAGACCTGGATCAGGTGATCATGGCTGGCTCAAGGGACGATCCTGCCGCCATGGCATTCATAGAGGCCAACACCCCGGACGATGAGAGCTACACAGACCCAGACTCAATGATGCTGGAACGCTTATTTCATGCCCCAGATGGGGAAAAACCCAACTAAAAAACATGCAAACAGTTCACCTCAAAAAATCCAATGCCTTCGCAATTTTCATCGAAAACCCTGGCGGAAGCTGGTTTGAAATCTCAGGACAAGGGCGAGTTGCACTCACCCCAGGAAGATATTTGGAGTCAGTTGAAGCTGAAAAGCAAATTCAACGGCTTCGCTCGCTGGGTTACAGGCGACAGCCCTCCAGTGATTCGTGAGATTGCTGGCACGATCAGCTGCATGACAGTTGTCACCTATGTCTCTGGCTATTCGTTCGGGACTTGGTTTCACAAAACTAAAAATCAACTAATCAACAAAATCAATGACAAGATTAATCGGCCTTTATAGCAATGCACCGGGCTCCGGGAAGAGCACTGTTGCGTGGATGTGCGGAGGTCTTACGCTTTCGTTTGCAGATCCGTTGCGCAACTTTGTTTCTCACACTCTGTCGAGGCTTGGCCACGATGGGATGTCTTTGGTAAAGAGCAGCAAGGAGCAGAGGGTTTCTGGGCTAGGCGTGACGCCTCGTCAGATGATGCAAACGCTCGGCACCGAGTGGGGCAGGGCTTGCGTCCATCCCGATTTTTGGGTGATGATTGCTGAGGCTGACGCTCGGTCGTGGATGGGGCAGGTTGATGTTGCGTTTGACGATGTGCGGTTTCCAAATGAAGCTGAGATGATCCGCAAGCTTGGTGGCGAGTTATGGCTTGTGGACCGGCCTGGTGTTGTCTACGAGGGTGACCATGAGAGCGAGGGTGCTCTGCATGACATCGTGCCTGACGCAGTGGTTCATAACAGCGGAAGCCTGGGGCACCTCCGGGAAGTAGTCACTGGCCTACTCGAATGACCATTACTATTAATTTTCTTGTATCTGGCTTTTGCTTATGGCTTGCTTTAGTCGTATTATTCCTTTTCTAATTGTCACCCTTTTTATTTCTACTACTCTTCATGAACATGCCTTTATTTTTCCTGCTAGCACTGGTCACGGGACCACCTATCCAGCGAGTCGGTGAGACATGTCCGCTGGGGTACTGGCGAAACGGTGGATATTGTGTCGTTTCGCCTGGAGCCGTTGAGGCTCGAGATACGCTGCCAAACCCGGCCCTTGATACCTGCCCTGTTGGTTGGCATCGGGCTAAGGGATATTGCCTGAGGACTCGCTAGATTCCAGTTATGACAGGATTCAAGTCAGAAGCTGCTGCTGCAGCACATGAGCAGTACATGCGTACCGTTTATCTCGATGTTTTGTATGAGCTAGACAAGCGCGACGACCCTGACCATGAGTTCAGGGGGTGCTACACGGGCCTGTTCCAGAAGTATGGAGGAGAATATGACCGTTGAAATAGCCAACACTGAAGACGGGCTTGGGTTGAACGTGAGGGTCTGCGAGGATTCGATTTGCCTTGTCGGCTTCTGTAGTTCGATGCACCTCATTGAAAAGAAGGCCAATGAGCTGCGAGCTGCTATCAGGAAAAAAGCGGCTGAAACTTTTGCTGAGATCCAAGACCTGGAAGCCGAGGCAATGGGAGCACCTGGGCCGCGATGAGCGTACAGACCGAGCAGCAACGTCTCGAAATGCCTGCTCATCCTCTGCCTGTATTGGAGCGTAATCAAGACGTAAGAATTTTCATGGGTGCAGGTTGGGCTAAAGGCAAGGTCATTCGTTCGGATTTAGACGGTTGCACGGTTCGGCTGCCTCAACTCCAGAAAACCGTCCGCGTTCGCGATGCTCGCAACATCCTCCTGCTTCCGTCGATGCAGGATTGCTAGTCAAAATGCGTTTAATGGTGTATGATTGATTCGTCGGCGGGTTTCGTCGGCGATTTTTTTTTTTAATCCATGACTAAATTCATTCCAGTAAATGCAGCCCTCAAGGCGCTATCAGCAGAAGGCCATGAGGTAAGCAAGAGAGGCCGACTAAACGGTGGTGTTGCGCAGCTAGGCAATCCTTCGTATTTCATTGACGGAAAGCCCTGCAGCTTAAGTGAAGTACGCAGAATGGTCTCTGAACTTGGGCTTGAGAAGGAAGTCAAAAAATCTCATCAAAAGCCCAGGAGAGAGATCGAAGTTATCTCTGAAGCTGTTTCTCAAAACGAATGGTGTAAGTCCAGAAACACCAAGCTTTCTACTTTTGGCGAAAGGCATTTTGATGGTCGCGTTTACTATTCACTATCTCAAGACAGTCGCGACGGTTCTCGCAAAGGTTATTTTATGACAATTCAAAGAATCAGGCTTTGGGCTGAACGCAACAAGGTTATTTAGCGGATGACTTGCAAGCCTCCGGTTTTTACCGTGGGACTTGCACACACCCGGTTTTTAGGGGGCATGGGACTTGCAAGGGGTCGGTTTTCTTTATGTTTTCACACACACAAAAATACATACGGTTATAGGCAGGTTTATGGCGTGGTGAGCAGTATAAAAAATATTTCCTGAGCTATTCGCGCAAATTCAAAAAAATATTGTTATTGCGAATTAATTGCAATAAGAAAGTAGGGCACTAAATATCATAATCCTAACTCGACGCGAGTTAGCATCAGATAGCGATACCTTACTTTAGATTTAGCAATCACTATTCTAAACATTGCTAAACGCATTGTTTAAGCAAACTCAAAAAGTAGGTGTTAGCGACCCTGTGAGTTTGTTATTAATAGTGTTGTTTTAGTTCCAGTAAAATAGGGCGAGCCCTATTCGAGCGGAACCGTGTTCGGCCTATTCGAGCGGAACCGTGTTCGGCCTATTCGAGCGGAACCGTGTTCGGCCTATTCGAGCGGAACCGTGTTCGGCCTAATCGAGGAGAACCGTGTTCGGCCTAATAGAGGAGAACCGTGTTCGGCCATAAGCTGAACCTATGGCCAGACCTCAGGAGGCCGTCTCATAAGCGTATCGGCTTATCAGTGCTCTGTATCGCCTCCTACGATTAACGCTGCTAATAGGGTTACGCTATGGCTTGCGTTCTCGGCTGATCTGTTGCTATAAAGAGGAGGCGATCGAAGGGTCGCGGTTCAAATGCTTTTTATCAAATGCCTAACCTCTATCAACTGATGATCGAAACCAAAGACGGCCTCGTTCCCATGTCCTGGTCTCCTAGGCCGTATAAGTCCGTTGCTGCATTGTTTCACTATTACTCTCGGACCTGGCCAATGAACGCCTACTGGATAAGAGAGGTCAGCTGACCAGCTTCTCTTCTCCTTTGTTCTTTCGCTTAAAATCAAATGTCTAACGATTACACGGTTCTTCTCACTGGTTCAGATAAGGAGGCTTACATCTCTCAGAGGTTCCCCACTCGCAAGGAGGCCTGCATCCCCGATCCTTGTACCTGCTCTTCTCCTGATACCGTCTCTGCTGAACTTATAGCTCTCTGTTCTGAGCTCTCCTCTCGTTTCGAGAATAAAAAGAGAGACAACGGAGACGTGTTCATTGTCCTAGGAGGCCCAGATGATCAGGTCAGAGAGTCTGCCTCCTCTGCTCTTATGGCTGCTCATAGTGACGAGCTCCCTAATGATTGGCGCTATGAGGTCTGTTCTCTGACTTGTGACGCTATCTCGGAGGCCGAGGAGGCGGAGGAACTCTCAGAGATAATCAATGAAGTTGCAGAGAATGTGACTACTGTTTATAACTCTATGCTGTTCTCTTGGTATGCAGAGAACTCCACTCGCCTCAGTTATGCGGAGGAGGCTAGGGAGGAGTTCGGACCCAGTGAGGAAGTACTAGGAGACCTCCACCTGGGCCAGTATCTAGCTGCGAGAGAGACGGCTCAGAGCTTCATTGATTCTCTGGTCTCTTCATTATGAAATATATCTGCGAGCACACTGACACGTTTGGAGGGGAGCCAAACTACTCCTGGGTTCAGAGAGAAGAGCTGACTCTCTCTGATAACGTCTCAGACCTCTCTCTCGTAAGAGCTGCCAAGTCTGTCTTGGGCCTCTCTGGCGTTAGGTGCCAGAGGTCAGAGGCCGGAGAATCTATCGAGCTACGACCTTACGGCTATTGTTCAATCGTCTTTATTACTCCAATTTATTAATTAATTATGACAACTTCAACGCTTAAGTCTTCCAAACTATGGGAGAACGTAGAGAAGCTTCTCTCTCTGTCTGGCTCTTTTTATCTCTATGAACCTAGGGAGAGGTGTCGCAACTCTGGTCATGGCTCTCCTCTGGAGTGGGTAGCAGTCAATCCCAATGAAGCCGATTATCTGCATTATTCAGACCTGTCAGATACCAGTCTGGCTTTGTGTTCGACTCTCGGGTCAGGCCGTTGTCAGCTTGAAGCTCTGGAGATAGTGGAGAAGATAACGGATAAGAGACTATGGGGCGAGGTGACTTTATTGTTCGTCTCCGATTTTACCGGAAGCTCTGACTATTCTGGAGGTCTGCCGTATCTCTCCAACTGTGAGGTTTTGCTGGAGGAGTACAACTCTCCAGAATGTAGGGAGCTTATCGGAGGCCATGGCTCAAAGGCTGTCGTAATTGATCCCCGTTATCTCTCCGAAGAGCTAATGGAGAGTCTGGAGAGTCTGGAGAGTTATCCAGTATTGGATGAAGAGCACTGGTCAGAGCTAGGGGAGAAGCTTAAAGGAGAGGCTTTTGAGAGCTGGGTTGAATCAGACCTGAGGAGATATATCGAGGAGGCGTTAGTCGAGGCGCTACTAGAAGGTGGAGCCAGAGAGAGAGAGGAGGCCGAGGAGGAGGCCGAGGAGATGGCAGAGAACGCTAGCGATGATATTCTCTGGCAGATTCTCTATGAAGCTGATTCCGACGGTTGCCTATGGGAAGAGGAGTACAACTCGATGCACTGCAACCTAGATAGAATTGATTCTTCCTTAATTGTTGACAAGTTGCTAACATCGGAGGTCGTAAAATGAAGTTCTCAACTTCAGACCTCTGTCTGCTTTCTTGGATACTTGAGGAGACTCTCTCCTCTGACTTATCCAGTACAGAGGAGGAGGAGGTCGGAGCCCTCCTCTCTCGTATCTCTTATGAGTCTCCGTTCTCTCCTCTTAGGAGTGGCAAGGAGTGGAGAGAGTCTCGCGCCTAACATCTCTCAGAGTCTGAGAATGGCCTCTTAGGAGGCCATTTTTAATGTCTGGCATTATCCGGCCTGGAGGTCTCGGCCTGGAGTGCTCGGCCTGGAGGTCTCGGCCTGGGGTG